CAGAGAGGCGAGGGCGCCCCATATTAAACATCATATTAACCAAGATCTCCTGTACTTCACCCGGCAACTTTCCAAAGTCCCCTTCTCCGTATAAATTATGACATTCGCTAATTGCTGTGTCGAGATCCTTACTGAAACATTCTTTGACTCTTTCTTCTGAGACTGCTGTTCCAACTTCTTGTCCGTGTTCGGCATCCGCTTCGGTAACAAGGTGACCGACTCCGAATGTTGGATACCCGAGGTGGTCTTTGTATATTTCATACTCTACCCCCTCGTCTATTTTAAGTTGTTCGTATATCGCTTCTCTGTTCATTCAAAAATGCTCCGAAAGATAATCTTGTTTGATCCTCATTCAAACCCATGCCGTTTCTAACAGCATGAAAAAGTTTCTTAGCATGATCGTGTGAATGATCTGGATGTAAACCTGCCTTAAAACTTTCTAAGTCATTATTGCCTGCGTGTGATCGCATCTTAGTACCACTGATACCTTCTACACCCTCAGCATCTGGATCTCTTGAACCTGCTGACTTTATATGTATTTTGTCAAAATGATATTCACCATCAGGACCATTGTATTTATTTGCTAAATTTTTAAAATCTTCTACTCTATCTGAACCAACTACCATAGTAACTTTCTTGTATCCTTCCTGATGTATTTTTTTCAAGTGTGCAAGAAAGTGAGGCGACTCTTTACTAGAGTGTTCTATATTTGTTTTAGGATGTACGTGCTTTAAGTAGTCTACTTTGTGATGTGGGTGCAATGGATTTTTATGTTTGTCTTGAGAATGACTCACTACCACACGATGGTCTGCACCAATTTCTTTTGCGTGGTTGTGTACAGTATCTATGAGTTTACTGTGTCCAGCAGTAGGAGGATTCATCCTACCGAATGTAAATACCATGTGTTTATCAGCCACTTTGTTTCCTCGCATCTCCTGCTGCAAAGTTCATTCTGCTAAACTCATGTCTTAATACAAACTTAGATGGTCTGTTGTTATGATAAACTACATACCCTTCAGGGGTTGTAGGCACCCCATCAACTTCATGTCCCATACTGTGGTGTCCGTCCATTGCAGTAGTTAAAACATTTTTAGCATTTTGCAAATGCTTGTGTACTTCTAGTGCTGCATTTACGTGTCCATCGTCTACACTAGCAACCATACGTTTACCTGCATTTATTTGCGCTTCTTGTCCTGCAGTGGTTTTTCTCTTGGTTGCTTCTTTTGCATGATGATCTGTAATGTGTTTTTTAAATCCTTCTGCTGAAGGAGCTGAGTTGTCTCTCACTGCTCGGTTAATATGCACTTTGAGTTTTTCTGCGTGTTTTTGTGTGTGTTCATAAGCACCCTTAGGAGCTTTTCTGTAGGCATCCATAGCCTTTTTTATGTGAGAACTGTACTCATCCTGCATAGCTTTTGTATAAGGAACGTGTTGTGTTTCGTGGTGAATCGGAAACTGGTGAACATCATCATGGTGTTCTAGTTCAGGTATGTGACCCTGTTTGACTGTCATGTCAGACCACTTTTTTCCTTCGTAAGCTGTGTGTATTGCTACACCTATTTTAGAGTTTACTGCCTTTTTTGCGTGTTCAGAATTTGCAGGATGATGATATGTGATAAGCTGTGTTTTATGTGAAACCCTATGTCCTTCGTGTTTTACATCATCAGGCGTGTGCATAATGTCTGCTTGATATACACCTTTACCATCATGTACTTTAGGCAAGTGTTCTAAAGCTGTTTTTAGTTTAGTTACTAGACCGGGTGCGTGACCGTGATTTTTTTCTATGTCTTTCGGCGTATAGTTTATTTTAGGTTTTTTGTTAAATACGGACTTTGAACCGACAAAAAACTTACCTGTCTCTGGGTGTGTACCAAAAACTATTGAGGGTGAGCCATCATATTTTGTTGTTATTTTTGTAGAGTTATCTCTACCGGAAAGGTGTTCGTGTACACCGTTAAGCGTATGATAAGCATGAGCAAAACCCTCAGCACCTCCGTGTATGACATGATCTTCAACGTGTTCTAGGTGCTTTAATTTATCTTCTGAGTTTGCTTCTACAATGAATTTTCGTAAACTAAACATACTTGTATTTATAACAATCTAGTATAGGAGAAATTTATTTTTTCTTTTACTGTTCCAACTAAATCAACTTCTTTAGGAGAAGGTCTAGGTAGTCTAATTAACATTTCTTCATCATCGTAAGTTATCATGTTAACCGATTTATCTACCACTGCTTTTCTTCCGCCTCTAACAACAGTGATTCCCAAGCTAGTAGATAATTTAGATGAGATTGTAACAGCTTCTAATCTTCTGTGAAATTCACGATCGCCTTTATGATATCCTGTGAATGATTCATCGTATCCTCCAGCTTCCCAATATTTTTCTTTACTAACTAGAAAAACATTTTGATGACCGGGATAACGATAATATTTTTTATTGGCGGTGTTCATCATCGCAAATCTATATAATTTTTCTTTTCTAAACTTTATAGTCTTTAAGAATCCTATACTATCCGGAGACATTAAACAATCAATATCTAAATATAAAACAAAATCAGTAGACGCAAGTTTTGTTATCAGATTTCTACAACCATGACCGTTGAAACCCAAATCTTTATCTACTTGCCAGAGTTGAAAGTTAGGTATATCTAAATCTTTGAGTATATCGTATGCGGGATATTTTTGTGAACCATCATCTACTAAGATGATTTCTACCTCAGGCGGGTATCTAAGCCAATACTCTAACTGATTTTTTAAAAGTTCTGGCTCATTGTAATATGTAAAACCAACTGTAAACCTATATTCCTTGGAGTCCATCTAGTTGCTCAGTCACATCTATATTTGTAATATCTTCAGCCGGGAAATCAATACTACCTGCATTTTCTAACTGAAAAAACTCAGCATGAGTTAAATTTTCATCATTGTACAATTCAAACCCTGCATATATTTCTTTAGTTCCTTGCCCAAGTTTACCTTCGAGATAGTGGGTGACTTTATTTATAGCCTCGCCGACTTCTTGCCAAGTTGGTTCCTTGTCAAACCGTGTGACAATATATTCTGATCCATCTACGCACCGCCACATCGGCAACTCCTCAGATCCTATATTTTTGAAAACTTTAGTGGTAGCGACTAGCTTTAGTTTCATTATAATACTCCGGACACTTTTCTATTTCTGATAAGTTCACTTTATATTTAGTCGCTAATTTATTAGCAGTAGCTTTCCAGTATGCCTTGAACGATGGATCTATTGTTTTACGACTAGCGATGACTACTTTTGCTATTTTTCGTTTGTAATCGTTACTCATCAGCCCATTCTCCTAAAGCTCCTGAGACTTCCATCCAACAAGCCATTTCATTAGCCCATTTTGCAAGTTTTTCATTGACCATGTCTCGATATTCCCATGAATCATAGTCCTCGTGTTCAAAATCAACACCACCTTCGTCCAACCAAGTTCTCTCAAAGTAATTATGATCTTCTTCTTCAACATCCCATTCGTTGTTTGCCCAAACAGCGGCACCTGCAAAGTTTACATATTCATCTATGTATGTAAGCTCAATACGCACTCTAGGGTCAAAATCCTCAAGATGTCTAGCTAAGGTTTTTGTGAAAGAAAATATGCTACACCAAGCACTAGTGATACTGACAAATTCATTGCCTTCCTCATAGTAATCAACATACGCCCATTTAGGACCTACGTGATCCTCCATCCATTGCCTTGTAGGATAATCTTCATTGTCCCATTCAGGTAAGAATCTTGCATTTTCAATGCCTTCTTGCTCTGATAGTTCAGAAAAAATGCGTGAGAATTCATTTATACAAGCGTGATTGCCTGTAACTTTTAGAAAGTTATCAACGTGATTTGCCATTAGTATCTCCGAAATTGAAAAGTGGGCAGTTTAGTGGATGTCTTGCCCAGGACCCAGGCTTTTAGAATATCAAGGCAGGCCTGATTCGCCTCATAACAAAATGGTTCCTATTCAAATACAGAGGAACCTGCTGCTCGATAAGCAGCAGCAATCATAGCACGGCTAGGAGTACCAAGGCGATAAACAGTAGTACCGTTCTTAGCTGTGTTAGTATAGATAGGTTGACCACTTGCACGAAGCTCGCTAATACGCTTGCCAAGTGAAGTGACACCAAATAGGCCTCGTGCCTGACCTGCAGACAGCGACTGACCAGACCTAAGAAAATTCAGAACCTTTTGATTCTGAGTTGTAGCAGTAACATTAGACATATATGTCTCCTTTCATTACTAAAGTTAATCCCACTTTTTATGGGAGCCAATACGCTCATTTTGAGTATAACCGAGCATATATTCTTTATATTCTACACTATTTTTATCAGTGATGTCAACCCTCTCGGAGGTGTAGGTGGCGCCTACATAATAATGCGGATCTTCACCACGCTGATAATAACTATCTGCAGAACCACGGTCATAAGGACCGCCATGTCTTGTATTAGCCATTAGAAAGTCTCCTTTTGTCCAGTTTTCAAATTACGCATCTCTAGAATCACATAATCAACTCTAGGACTTTGCGTTACTGAACCTGCCCAAGCGCAGGCGTCTTTCCACGACATGAAACCCATCTTGTCTGTGTGATGAATTCCATTTAAGTTACCTTTTAAAAAGTAACGGTCAAACTCTACCTGACAAGGATAATTAGGCATTGCAAGCCTCCTTGAGCCCAC